CTTCATTCATACCATCATGCCATCGATAAACGTCAGAACTTCCATGAAGTGAGGCAGAAAGATGCAACTCCCATAATTCAATTATGGCATTAGGAGCTAACACCGCAAGCTCCTCATATATGCTAGAAACTGCTACCCAAACAACATTATTGTCGGTAATTTCTGTCCCAAGATCTGTGCCCCAATCTGGCTCAGATGATCCAGAGGTTCCCGCAGTAGTTACTTTGAAAACTAATCCGCTTGATTGAAGTGTTGAGGCTCTTCGTATATCTCCAACGCTATAAGATGTCGAAGCAGCCCATGCAGTAAAAGCCATTATTTAAGGTTCAAAGACTTGTAGAAAAGTAGCGTTAATCGTCGCTCTATTGTTATAAGGAATTGTCTTTGTCCATGAACTGCAAATCCATTTACGTGTTGTCACTACTGCAGACTCGTCGGGGGGTGTCCAGTTAAAAGATTCTTGCCCCTGTCTCGCCTCAAAAAAGGCTTCTAATGTATCGGCGTCTGTCTCTGAAATATTCAGCCAAGTTAGAGACCAGACTTTAGGATCTTGATTCTGTCCCCAGACAGTTCGTTGGGAGTATCCATCACCGAATCCTACTTCGTAGACTATAGGAGCACTTGCTTTTTGAGCTCCGTAAGTGGGAGTGATCGAGGGTAAGGTGGCCATTTATGCTAATAATCCTCCAGGTCTACGTTGTTTGACAAGTTCAGTCTGAATGGCCAGTGCGAGGGCCTCTCCCAGCTGGCCTGCTTGAGTGCTATCGCCTTCGACGGCACTTCCTGAAGCATCAACATTTACAGTAACGGTTGATCCTCCCGCTTTAGACATACTGCTGTTAGAAATAATTTTACCGGAGCTTCCTGGTATGAAAAGTTCTGGCCCACGTTCTCCAACGACATAAGGTTTCCCTTGTGTTACAGGGCCGCCTGCTTTTCTGAAGCCAAGCCATTTACCAAAATCTCCACCGAATGCACTTGCTAAAGAGGCTTGGATCATATAATCCATTAATAGGTTGGTCACTTTTGATAAGACATTGGATGCAACTTGTCCAAAAGTTTTTGTGCCTTGGATTGCACCTTTGAGAGCTGAAGTCATGCCACTACCGATAGTCTTTCCTATCTCATCAAAAACAACCTGAGCATCTGAGGCGTTATCCTTTACATTCGTCATAAGACCACTAGTGTCTTTTAATTTTCTATTTGTTTTAGTAATATTATTTGCAGCTCCTTCTGCATTCTCTGCAATTTTTTTCATCCCCTCTGCAGCTACTTCTGGGGCTGTTTTTTCTTTAGGTTTGCCAAAGAGATTACCGAGCCAGTCTCCGGCTACTCGTTGGATTTTGACAACTTCTTCTCCAATTCTAACGATGAGTTTTATAAGTTTGTTTATATCTTCTATTAGTGGACCAATTAAGAACCCAATAAGTTTTAGACCTCCAGTTGTTGCTTGGATTGTTACTTTTATTAGTTCTGTTAATTCGTTTTGCTTAGTGAAGGCATTCTCGAAAACTGTTGTAAGTTCTTTCCATGCTCCTCCAATAGTGTCCGCTGTTTTTTGTTGAGCTTCCCTGGCTGCTCCTGCACTTTGCTCTTGTTTTTCTAAGATTTGATTGTATTCTTTTAGATTTGCAAGAACTGGACCCATTGTTTGAATAGCTTCCTGTCCAAATATTTGCTCAAGAGCTTTTATATCTAAGCCTGCAAGCTTCTCTAAGTTGGCGGCTAATCCTTCCGACGCAAGAGTGGCGGCACTAATATCAATTCCAAGATTTTTTAATTTTTTCCCACCTGCTTCTCCAGTCAATCTTAGTAAAGCTGTTTTCATGCCAGTAAAGGCAACGTCAGCCTTTACACCATTTTTAGTTGATAAAGCAATAGCAGCATTAACCTCATCAAGAGGAACCCCTACCATTGAAGCCACTGTGGCAACCTTACCGATATTTGCTGCATATGCTGCGATTGTTATCTTTCCATCTGCTACTGTTTGCTGCATTTTGTCAGCCACCGTTTCGGCATCACTAGCTGACATTTTCCAAGCATTTAAAACTGTGGTAACTGCGTCACCTGTCGTAGCAAGATCAGCCATTCCTGCGCTAGCTGCCAAGGATGATGCCTTAAGAACCATTGCAGCATCAGCCGCATTAGTAAATCCTGCAGAAGCAACGTCATAGGCAGCAACTGTTAATTCTGTTTGACTTGCTTGATGCCCTAATTCAGCTGAGACCTCAGCAAGTTTTGGAACAAGTTCATCTGTATTAACTCCAAGAGTTCGCAAACTAGCGGCTGCTTTGTCTTGGTCTGCTATTCCTTTTATCGCTGCTCCTAAAAGTGCTGCTCCGCCAGTAAACAATGCAATAGGTCCGAGCGCTGCATTTATGGCCGCACCTAATCCAACGACTGGTCCTATTGCTGCAGCACTTGATATTCCAGCTCCTTTTGCAGCTGATCCAAATCCAAATAAACCTTTTTGAGCTCTTTTCGCGTTTAAATCAACTACTTTTGACGACTTCCCTAATTTTCTGGCAGCAACGTCAACCTTCTTAAGGGTCGGGCTGGCATTATCTACCATCCTGACTTGTAGAACGGATTGACCTGCCATTACGTCTTCGCTTTCTCGTTATTCTACTGTGATTCTTTCTTAAGGATCATTTCTATCAGCTGTGCTTTTGAATAATGACCAGTAGTAGGGACTAACGGTCTTAGAAGTCTGTTTGATCTGCCCATTAGTTGAAATCTTCTTAATTTTTGACCTGTCATCGGGGGAGGCGACCTGTATACGAAAAGCTGCCCTATCAAATCAAACAGGCTATTTTGCATGGAGGAAAGGACTGTTTTATGTATGAAAATACAAGCGAATGGGCCGAATGGATGGTCGTAACCCTTTCATTAGAACAGCAATTAATGATAGAGGCCGGAATCAGAGAATTAAAGCGACAAGAACCAAGCGAAGAGTTGACCGATGTTGCTGTTTCGTTGCTTAGACAAAATGCTATTCAAAACCAATTGATAAAACAGTGCATCGAAAAAATAGCCGAGCTTGAAGCGCAACGTGTTTGCTCTGAGATCAGAGAAGAGCAACGCCCCAAGCGCAACTTTTTAAGAGTGCTCCTTAGAAGGGAAGTTCTTGAGTGATTTTTCTAGGATTGATGTTTCCAAAATCGCCATAATCTCCGGCTTTTCCTTTTGCATTCAAGTAGACGCCCTCGACTTCGACTTCTTCTTTTTTCGCGAAATCCCAAACCTTCCCTTGCTTTAATTTGTTGGGGTCATCCATTAAAGCCATTAAATGATTGGCAAGGTCTTGAATAGATTCGACAGGAACAAACAAGGAAAGACTCTTGGGATACATGTCCGAGTCGTCGAAATTGTTCTCGCCTACAGACCATTTGATCGGGCGTTTTAGAGCTGGTTCGAATTTGTCGTAGTTAGCCATTGAAAAAGTCCGTGATGAGTTTGTTTAAGAATTGGTTTGTGACAAGGCCGTTTTCATCGCAGTAATCACGAATAGAACGAGCGATCTTGTCGTCGGTCTTCACTTGGAAGAGATTTCTGTTGTAGGTTTCGTTTCGCTTTTTAAGTTGCGAACGTACCTCCTGCGCGGCGAATTCTGCTCTATCCATCTAGGCAAAACGGGCTGAGTTGAGCTAGGAACCTGGAGCTTTTTGAGTGCTTCGGACGACCTAAAGATCTGCTTTCTGATAGCGAAATAGGTTCTGCTGTTGTTTTTGTCCTTGCATTCTGTTGCTTGTTTCCGAAGCTTAAGAATGCAGGCTTTAAGTTCACAGATAGCATTTTGGTAATGATCGTCAGGTGACAGGCTCATAAGGCGGCAACTTCAAAAGACGTTCCAGGACGTCTCCATGAGAGGGAAGGGCAATATGCTCTGGAGTGATAGCAGTTGCAGAAATTTTGCACTCCTTCTTAAAAGTTTCCAGGCATTGTTTTTTGCCTTGACCTTCTAAGACTCGGAGCGCATCGACGATTCTGGCTTTGCGGCCAGCGTCAATTTTATTAATCCCCTTTGGTTCCTCCTTTTTATCAGTTTTAAGATTGGATGTCGAGGTCGTTGTTGGAGTTCTTGAGATGCCTTTTGAAGGTTTTCTGATTGTCTCGATTAATGAGTCCGCATCGTCATCCTCTCCTGCTAATCCGTAGATGGCTAGAAGTGCATAACGGCGAGCGTAAGTGATTGCACTACCAAGAGCTTGCATGATATTTCCTCTGTTTTGAAGAGGAGGGAAGGGAAGCTCGCTTGTGATTTGTTCGCCTGATTCGTGTCGAAGTGTAGTCACTAAAATCGTGACCACTTCTTCTCCAGCGAGAAGGTGGCTGAACGTCTGCGAGTGTGAAAGCCCGAACTCTGTTGCAGGTTGAGCTGCTCCTAGCCCACCTCCGAGAGTTGTATAGGCCCCGTAGTTTGCCTTTCCATCCTTGCCTGCTGCGTAGTGGTTTTTTTGAAATTTAGCCAAAGCCTCATTTAGCTTTGGCGTTCCCCCTGCTGGTTCCATTCGGTTTGTGTAATTGGCTTTCTTAGTATATCGAGAAAGCAAGACTATGCCAATGAGATTATTGAAATATGAGCGCCTGGAAGATCGTTTTTTGAAGCTGCATATCTTTTCTCAGCGTTAAGCATGACGACTTGTGAATCATCTTCAAAGACATTCCCTCCAGTTGTCATTGACAAGGCGTCGAGTGTGCTTCGGCATAGTTTGTCTATGTCTCCATTTGCTTTGCTCGTCATATGCAAAGGAGCATCCTCTCTAAGAAGAGTGGAATATTTTCCTGTGCGGAAATGGGCTTTAGGTCTGGCGAAAATAAATTCAATACTTACAGAAACAGGGCAATCTAAGACCTCTCCTTTATAGGCTTTTTCTGAAGCTGCTCGCACGTCTTGCCTCCAGGGATGCACCTTTTTCGAAGCTTCTATCATTGCTCCCCATCGACTTAATTTTTTAGATCCTTGAGCTCCTGGTATTCCGGTCACTCTAAAATAAATTTCAGTCATTATCGAAGGTTTCTCTTGTCATTGTGAACTGATCCCAGGCGTTCAGCCAGGCCCTCTCACAAACCTCTGGATTTTGATCCGGCCCGAAGACACATTTGCCAGGCCGTGACCAGATCGTTCTGCAATTATCAACTAGGATTCGACAATGTTCTGCTAGTCCTTGAACATAGCTGCCCAGCTGTGCATTGGTGTTATATCTTGAAGCTCTTCTACTTGATTGAGTCTTGAGATCTAATAGAACTAATTCTTTTTTTGCATGGTCATATCCCAAAAGATCGAGCTGTCCTCCAATAGATTTCTTTAAATCACAAACCATATATTCGACTCCCCAAGGTTCGAACTGATCCCAGTATTCGTCGTCAAGTAAAGGATTGACCCATTCGGCGTATTCTCCTGGGTCTGGATCTTTGTTGCCTAGCAGAAATTGCTCCAAACAATGATGAACCGTTTTGCCTCTAGGCTCCCATTTGTGCCGAGTTGCTTCAATAGCTGCCATTTGTTCTGGTGTTTTATTCGCTCCTGAGATTTGAGTTGTTGAATATGCCAGGACTTCTCCTGTTGGTTCCCAGACGTATTTGTGTTCAGCTTCATCGCGATAGATGGGGAGGGGTCTTAATTTCACGTTGCTCCAAGCAGGGTTGCGAGTTAAATGGGAGTTGATGGTTAATTCCTGGTAGGTCTTTTTCATCTAAGAAACAAGACTTCAGCATTTTTCCCTGAACGAGTCTTCCTTTTGACTTTTTCAAAGCCTTCATATCTAGGCTCAATCAATCCAAGATTAAGAAGTTCGTTACATCGGCCACAAATGGTGGCAGTTGCAAGTCCAGAAAGTAGTGCAAGTTCATCTCTAGTTAAACCATTCTCAGCCATTCGTAAATGGTCCAAAACCATTTGTTGATAACGTCCAATTTTGGTCTTGATTTCTTGAGCAGCTTCTCTGCTTGTTTCAGTCCTGTTATGAGGAACAGGCAAATCAAAAAGGTCTGTTTGGGTCAGCATCGGAGGTAAGAGTGTTGTTTGAGTTAAGGTCGAAATCTTTTGGGTCTGGTGAAGCTTGAACGACTTCCGGTTGAAATTGAGGATTGATTTTTGCGTCAATCTCTTCAATAGTCATTCCTCGAAAATCTTCTAAAGGGTTTTGATGTTGAATTCCTTGGTATCCACGAGGAAAACTTTTGGGATGGTTGTTTGCCGAGTTGATGTTGTATTGAGCTCCTAGGCTGGGGGTGTCAAAATCCTCAACCGTCCACATTGGGATCGAAGTGTTTGCTGGGTTTGGTTTGATCAATCCATTTCTGAGGGTTTGTCTGATTGAAGCTCGATTGAAGATAGGTTCCATAGGTTTTTTTGTGTTTTTGATTGGGCTGTAATGTCCAGCCAACGATCACCCGTGAAATAAAAGGTCTTTTCACTGCATGGATCGATAAACATGTCACCTTCGTAGGCGTTAGGCATGTTGTTATTCATTCTTCAAAACCTCCATCCGCAGTAAAGACCCTAGAAGCAGGGTGATTATCTGGGATGGAGGGAGCCTTCTCTGCATTGCGGCCTGAGAAAGTCCGGTAGTTATGAAGGGTGATATTTGACCAAGGCCCTTTTGGACCACCAACGACGGCTAGTTCAAGCTGCTCTTTGACGGCCTGGTCTCCGTGCAAGCCTTTAATTGAAGCAAGGCCATCAATTAACAGATTCCAAGCTTGCTCCGTTTTGGCTCCTTTCTTAACGTCCCAAAAAGCTTTGATTCGATCCGCGTGGGAATCAAGATCAAAAGGGACTAAAGATCGGTCGAATTTAAAGGGAGAATTTTTCTTTTTTCGTTTTACCTTATTTATATCTTCTCTATATAGTTCTTTCTTAGATGTAGAACCTTCACTTTTTTTGTTTGTGTCGGTTTGTTGTTCAGGTTCTCCAAGGGTAGCACATGGGTCAAGCCCTGCAAGCCCCCTTGAAACCATTTCATTAACAAAGGCAGTGGTGGTAAACCATTCGGGCTTAACCTCCTTGCAGGCCTGTATCAAACTCTGGTGGATTGGTGTGTTTACTGTTGGCATTTAATGCGCTATCGGTGGTGTTTTAATGGTGGTTTACTGGCTAATGATGCCACATGCAGCGCCAGGGTCAAGTAGGCAGGTTTAGTAAATTGTCAAATATTGCAAGCTTTGGTACACTAAGGATGTCGTAAGAAATTACTTATGACTAAGACAGCTCATCAGATCAGAAAGCAACTGCTTCAAGGTGGTGTTGATCCGTTCCAGATAGCAGCCGAGGCGATTGATCGCTCCAACCGTTTGATGGAACAAGTCACACGTCTAGAGAAAATTCTCGCTCAAGTCCCAGGAGTATCAACTCGCGGGCCACACTGCTCTGGCTCTTGCCTTTTGTAGTTGCCAAGGTTGCGACTTTCTCCTTGGTCTCGGTTGAGACACTTACCTGGATCGTTTCGCTCCACTTAACTGAGTCTCTTGGTCTGTTTGACATAAGGTTTTTAATCTCAATAATAATAGGATTTTAAAGTTAGTCATATTTTTCTTCTGGCGGGATTTGATCGCCTTGCTCTGCTTCCTTTAAATCATTTAGGTCTTCAAGAGCTTCAGAGGCTTCTTCTTTTGTTCTTGAATAATCAATCTCGTACCCAGCCGCTCTTGCTTTGGCAATTCGCCAAATCTCGATAACTTCATCTGCTGTTAATTTCGTCATGCGTCGTACCAGAGAATTTTTTCTGTTAACGAGTTAAGCGCATCTTCGTATTCTTCTGTTCCTGTTTCATCTTCTGCTAAGGCATTTCTAATTAGCTCTCGAAGAACCTCAAGTTCTGAGTCTGTTACGGAAAGGGTGTTCATTCTTTAGGCAAGTCCTGAAGGTGGGTTTGAATTTAGCTGGAAAGAGCATTGCTCTAGTTCAGAAAAAGGAAGGGACGAATGAAAGTGCAGAGTCTCTGGATCAACTAGATCGACCATCACTTGATGAGTACTTAAGGAGAATCCTATTGAGGAGACGTAATAGGAGGCACCAGACTCTTCAAAAATAATTAGTGCATTGACTAAAGAATTGATAGGGATGCTTGAGGCTGGAAGCAGGTTCATTTAATGATTCCTCTGAAATTTGAGCGGATTATTGAGTTGAATTTTTCTATGGTTTCATCAGGCTCTGGCAGATGGTTTTCAGCAGGCTCCAAATAGCAGAGCAATAGATTCCATTCTTGTGGCGTCAAGTATTCAGCTTTGACCTTGAAGGCTTTGCGGTTGCCTTCAATTTTCGAGACGATCCCAGCAGGGTCATAATTTTCTGGGTGCTCGATCTGCAAAAGAAAAGTTGAGACTGTCATTGGTAGGTTTCTCCTTCAAGGTGCTCTGTGCAGGAATATCTCAGGTTTTCCATCGTTGCTTGCTCTATTAATTCAGCTGCTTCTTCTTTGGAATACGCATAATCGTCCCAGTCTGTAGTGACGATATGCCAATAAAATTTGGGATTTGCGTCTTGTTCTAATCGCTCTCGATAGAGCTGATCTTGTTCCTCTTCATATCTTCGAAGAGAAATTTCATGGTAATCGGACATTATCTAGCCTCCGAATATAGAGTTGAACCAGGGCCGTATTGAGTAATAAGTCTGGGCCAAGTCTTAAAGATCAAAGCCTTGTTATCAGCATCAGCTACTAAAGCAGCTTCAGCTAATTTCTTATAAAAAGTCCCTCCTAAACGGATTGTCGTTTGAAGGGTGTTGAAAGTTTCGTGTTCAGTCATGATTTCTTCGTGGATTGAGTGGTAGTAAGTTTTGATAAGAGACATAGAAAAAGCCCCCGACTTGCGAGGGCAATGTGCTCAAAAGAGCAGAGCGTAGACAGCGGTTAAGCCTGCTGCCCAGAACATGAAATTCAATTGCTCGGAGAGGCCTTGAATTTTCTCAGCCTGATCATCGATTAACGGAAGAGCTTCTTCGAGGATCTCAGCTTTTGTGCTCTTGGCGGTGACGTTCATTTTGGTTTGGGTTGGTTTGGGTTGGTTTAGTAAGAGCAGCGGTTGCTCTTGTGTTTAGTATATCAAGAAAAGTAGTGAGTAACGCAGGTCTTAACAGATATTTAATAATGTCAATGAGATTAGAAGGTGACTTTGGGGGGTGAGTCACCCATTACCATCGGTTCCCACGAACTTTCCTCTACGCATTCCGACAAAATCAATAGTGACTGGAGGCTGTCTAGTTTCCTTCGCACTTGGGCAACCGCTTTCTGTGCGGTCTCTGGGTCTTGCTGCACTGAATCAGTTGCTTTTTTGTGTTCAACCAATGTCAGCTCTAAGCATTTTTTGATCCTTTCTATTGGATCAGACTTGAGCTTGTTTGTTTCTCTCGCGTATCTTGCTCCGGCAACCACGGAAAGAAGTTGATTCAAGGCTCGTAATCTGATTTCGATTTTTTGATCAGTCATTTTTTAACCAAGCGGTGAAATGAGCAATAACTTCTGAGTCTTCAAATGGTTCAAAGTTTTCAGGGGGGACGTAATGAATGGCCCCTGCTAGCTGTCCTGGCTGACCCTCGCTTGTCCCAGAAGTAGGAAATGTCACGATCCTTTTTTCACTTTGTCTCATCCACGCTTCATAAAGGACACGTTTTTCTCTAAAAGTCATTTTTTTCATTTTTTCAACTCCTCACAAGCGGCTTGAATACCAAGATCACAATCTCTCTGAGTCATGTCATCTAGTGTAGAAGTGAGGGCAAAAAAGAAAATGCCTCCTATTGCTGCGAACATCGTCAGTGTCGTGAAGCCGCTTAAAAAATTTCTAGTCGGGTTTGGCCTTGTCCGTGGGTAGGCTTTTTTGATGGTTCTCATGAGATTTTTTCCAGTAGGAAATTAAAAGGGTGAGTTCTTGAATCCGTTTTTCAGCGTTAGCAATCTTCTCTTCAATAGTCATTGCATGAGATCCAGCAAAGAAGTGGGATCGAACCACCGAGCTCTTTGGTAAGCAGTTTCATTGGTTTGTTTGGTTTGGTTTGGTTTGCCCCAATAACCTGGGATCGCCTCCACCTTATCTAGAGAGGCTCTTAATGTCAATGATATTATTTTTTACCTCCCCACGACCACGTATGGAACCAGTTTGATTCCTTAGTCAGTATTGACGGGTCTGCTTTATCGATTGCTTCTTGTAATTCTCCTAAGCTTGACAGTTGATAGGGACACCCTGGATCAAAATGTTCAAAAAAATCTCTGATGCACAACCTCTTTCCTTCCATTGTGCCTGACATTAGTATTGAAGGGGTTTAAAAATCGGCATGCTAGAGCAATCTTCTCTAAACGACCTTAAGAGCGATCATAAAAACGCAAGGAAGAGAACAGATCGATCTGCAAGTCTTATAAAAGAATCCTTAGAAAAATTTGGAGCTGCTCGATCCATAGTCATTGATGAGGAAAACAGGATCCTTGCGGGCAATGGAACCATAGAAGGAGCCAAAGCCGCAGGCATAAAAAATCTGCGAGTAATAGAAACAGATGGCAAAGAGATTATCGCTGTAAAAAGAACAGGCTTATCTGAAGAGGAAAAAGTCGGGCTTGCTTTAGCTGATAACAGAACATCTGACTTGTCAGAGTGGGATGCTGAGATGCTTAAGCAGCTTTCAGAGGATCAAGATCTTGAGCCCTGGTTTAACAAAGACG